CAAAAAGCAGAGTGGCAAGCACCAAAGACTACGCTGACCGCCTCCTCTACTGCTACGAAACCCCATCCCCCATGTTCGGAGATGTAGGCGAGGGCGTGATTGGCGAGGACGGCCTTTGCTATGTCTGGCTTGACCCCATCTTTGCCGAGACGATAACGACCGCACAATTCCAAGTGTTCCTCCAAGCCTACGGCGATGGGAGCCTGTATGTGACCGAGCGCAAGCCCGGTTATTTTTGCGTCAAAGGCACTCCCGGTCTTGCGTTTGGATGGGAACTCAAAGCGAAACAGGCCGACTTTGACCAGCTCCGTCTTGAGCGCAAAACAGAAGAAATCAAAACGGAAAAGACAGATTATGGAAAGTCCGCTATTGAACATCTTGAAGAACTGAAAGGAGTAAGAACATGATTAGGACTGTGACGAGCGCAACGGTATTTAACGATGCGGTGGGGTTGAGACTGTCCGCTACCTATTCCGAGATTGACGAGGAGACTGGCAAGGTCATCTCCGACAACAAGCGCATCGACCGGGTTATCACGGACAAGACCGCCAAATCCCACGCAAACGGTGTTCTGTCTTACGCACAGGACTTCATTGACAGTCTGGAGGGATAACCATGCGGATAGGTCAACTCCCGTCCGTTGCGTCCGACCAGCTTTCGGACTATGCGGCGGTTGAACAGAGCGGAGCAACGCTCAAAACCACGCTCCAGTCTATCCTCAACCTTTTCAAAGCCAATATCGCTCCAGCAGACATCGGGGCATTGCCGGACACGACCACCCCGGCAGACATCGGAGCGACTGCTGCTGATCTGCTCTGGACAAACCCATCTCCTACCAGCAGTTTTGCCGCACAGACTGTTTCCCTGGATTTGTCCGGGTATGATTCCGTTGTAATCGACTTTCGGTTCAACTCATCTACCGGGCGGTTTGTCCGTAAGCTTGGGCGAGTTGGTGAGGAGATGTACGCCGATATGTCTTACAATTATTTTGGCTGGCGCAATGTTAGCGTGCAAACTAGCGGCGTTACCTTTACCGCCTATTCCTATTACACGTCCTACGGCGGCGGTTCAGCGTCGTCAACAGCAGACGCCATGATCCCAGTGAGGATTTTCGGCATCAAGGGGTTTTAAGGAGGAGAAAGAATGAACAGAGAATTCTGGAAAGCTGCGTTGGTTCGTGCCGTCCGCACTATTTGTCAAACGGCGATTGCCACCATCGGCACCACGGCTGTACTGGAGGAGGTCAACTGGCTCATGGTAGGCAGCTCTGCGGTGCTGGCTGGCCTGTTGTCTATCCTTAACAGCATCGCTACAGGTCTACCGGAGGTTGACCGATGACCCCGGCAGAGCGGGCGGTAGAAACCGCAATATCGCTCAAGGGCAACACCCGACAGAAGTGCGCCGAAATCTATAATGCCTATTTGCCGCATCCACGCGGCTACAAAGTCAAATACGACTCTGACAAAATGTGTGCGGCTTTCATCAGTGCCATTTACATTGAGCTGAAATGGACTGACATCGTCCCACCCGAATGCGGAGCTAGAGAGCTGTTCCGAAACATGGAGGCTCTCGACCGGACTACGGAGGACAAGCACCACGTACCCGTCCCCGGAGAGATCATCTTTTTCGGGCTTCGCGCGGATGTGATTTATCATGTCGGCATTGTCATTAAGGTTGTTGGCAAGACCATCTACTACCTAGACATGAACGCCACCGTGAAGCAGGGCACCTGCAAAATCGGCGACAAAGGGATTGCCGGGTACGGCTTACCGGACTACGCCAGCAAAGGCGAGTCTGTGCCAGACAAGGATGACAAAAAAGCATTTTCTCCCGGCGACCTTGTGACCATCAATCCGGGTGCGAAGTGGTACAAGGGGCAAAGCATCCCTGTGAGCGTTGTCGCTGACCAGTGGCACATCATACAATGCAAAGGTGACCGCGCTGTTCTAGGTACGAATAAGGCTGAGACACGCAACATCCAGTCCCCCATCCATGTGCAGGACATCACGCTTGTCAACCCTTGCGTCATCGTGGAAACCCCGGAACAAAAGAAAGTCGAACTCAGCGTCAAGGTCAATCTGGACACCTATGAGCTGCTCAAAATCATGGCAGACGGCAACAAAAAGACTATTGGCGAAATCATTGACTTGCTTTTGGAGGATGCCAGATAATGCTGCCAGATTTTGAGATGATCGTTCACGAAATTCCGACCAAGGAGGATGTGGTGATTATCCCCATCTTTGATGTCCACCTTGGTTCAAGGGAGTGCAAGGAACAGGATTTCATCCGCTTCGTGGAGACGATTGCAAAGCAGGACAACACATTCGTATTCTTGGGCGGCGACCTCATCGACAACGGCACACGCAACGGTGTGACAAACGTGTTCCGGGCGACAATGGCTCCGAGTTCCCAAAAGCGAGAAATGGCGAAAATCCTAGAGCCGATAAAAGACAAAATCCTCTGTTCTGTATCCGGTAACCACGAAAGACGCTCCGGTAAAGACGCAGACGATGACCCGGCCTACGACATCATGGCGAAACTTGACCGTGAGAATTTGCACCGGGAGAACATGGCGTTCGTAAAGGTCTGCATTGGCGACCCCGGCAATCGTGCGAACTCAAATTACAGACCGGTCTACACCTTCTGCGTGACGCATGGTGCCGGGGCTGGAATGTTGCCGGGTGGAGTTATAAACCGCAACGAGCGCATGGGCTACGCTCTTGACGGAGTTGACTGTCTTTTTGTAGGTCACTCTCACAAACCGATGCTCTCACAGCCGGGGAAAATCTTCGTGGATAACCGCAACAACAAAGTTTCCATTGTTCCATTCAAGGTTCTGACCGCAACGGCTTGGCTGGAGTATGGCGATTACGCCGCCCAGAAGATGTTGCAACCTACCTCCCATGCAATCCAGACAATCCACTTGAGCGCATACAAGAAGGAAATGGTGGTGACGATGTGATTACGATTACATGGCAGACCGTCATCACGGCGGCGGCGTTTGTCGGTGCGGTTGCGGCCCTTCTCAAATCCTACAACAAGGGATATGATTTTATCAAACGCCAAAAGGAACAGGACAAGATAATCTCCGACATTCAGAGCGAACAAGCCCTTCTCACATACGGCATTTTAGCCTGTCTGAAAGGACTGCACGAACAGGGGGCAAACGGCCCCGTAACCGATGCAATAAACAAGCTTGAGAAGCATCTGAACGAAAAAGCGCACGAACCCAAGACCTAAAAAGACCCCTTCCCAAAACCGGGAGGGGTCTTTTTCTTTTATGCCCTCAGAGGCCACAGAATCGTCTGAGAGCGGTTTTTATTTTGGGTATATAAAGATATACCCCCACATCCAAAATGCGCTCCTGCGCAAAAACTTTAGTGTACTCATGTAAACTTGTAATCATTGGTGAAAAGTGCAATAAAACAACCTATTCAGACAAAGAATCACGTTTTTTGACCTTTATTTGTTGTTTGAATCACGGTTTCCAATTTATGCTCATTATATACAAAGGGCAGTATGTCAGATGTAATATTACCATTTGTATATACAAGGTCAAAAATACCCTCCTCCGGGCGTGGAACAATGCGGACAAGCACTCTCGACCAGAACGCTTTTTTCGCAGTCTGTGACAGTCCCCTATATGCTTCAAGGACGGCCTTGATCTCCGTTGTGTTGAGTGGGTGTGGTGTGTTTTCTGCCTCTTCAATGGCTCTGGTTAGAGCCTTGTACTCCTCCGCATACTTCGCCTTATCCATGAGGCCGTCCAAGTAGAGGTCAGTCATCCTGTCACGCTTCGCTTTCATTGCCTTTATGTCTGGTGCTTTCTTCTGTGCCTCTCTGATCTTGAGGTTGTAGTCCTTGACCGTTGGCATCAGCTGATCCAGACAGTACCGCTCCAGCTTCTTCTCGTTGATGTAGAACCCCTCGCAAAGGTGGTCGTGCTTTCGACAACAACGATAGGCATTGTACCCGTTGTTGTAGGCCGATGACAGTTTATTTCCGCAATGGGGGCAGACGATGATCCCGGAGAAGAGATAAACCCTATCAGTCCGGCCTCTCCTCTGCCCTCTTGTCTGCTTGATGTTGGCGGCAAGCTGAAACGTCTGCTCATCAATGACCCCGGCCTCAAGGTACGTCCGGTTTTGGAGCATATAGCTCACGCCTTGCATGGTGAGGCCGAACCGCCTTGCCGTCTCCTGTGCGGAGCGTGTGTTGATATATGTGTTGAACAAATCCACAACCTTGTCAGCTTCATCGGATGGGGCGTAGTGACCGTCTACCAGCTTGACACCGAGCGGCACCTTCCCGGTCGGCACGATGCCCTGTTGCCGTTTGCGTTCAAAGACCGTCTTGATCCGTTCGCTCGTCCTGTCGGCCTCGTCCTGCGCAACGGCAAGCATGATGTTGACCTTCAACCGCCCTGCGGCTGTCTGCGTCTCGTAGTCCTCGTGGAGTGCTTTCCACGCCACGTTGTGAGCGTCAAGTATATCCTGTGCTTTATAATACTCCCGGATATTTCTTGTCCACCTATCCAGCTTTGTGAACACGATCAACTCAATCCTGCCCTGTTCCACATCCCGGAGGAGCCGTTGCAGTTCCGGGCGTTTGGAGATGGGCTTTCGTGCCGAAATCCCCAAATCCACATATTCCACCCCGTTTGGGTAAGCCTCTTTCAATGCGGCAAGCTGTGCGTCAATCGACAGCCCATGCACCGCCTGCTCCTCTGTCGAGACTCTTGCGTACAATGCAATCATAATTCGCCTCACAAGCTAAAATTCGACCGGAAGGGTGATATTTCGCCCTCCCGGTGTGGTATCATCTGATCATGGAGGTGAGCCAATGACCGCCCACGACATGGTTACTGATTTTCTTTCTTCTCTGTCTGAATCCGAGCGTGAAGCCGTCTTTCAGCTAATACAGCTTGCGACACAGCAATGTTCCGCTCAAGAACCTCGTCCGAAAGATTCTCATAATCGTTAATCATTTCTTGCAATGACCGCCCTTCGGGGCGGTCTTTTTCTTTTCCACGGACAAGCATATCCAGAGAACAATCCAGCTCGTCAGCGATCGCACATAGTACCGAAAGAGACGGCTCAC